AGGAGAGACCGCATTAACATTACAGGACTATGCAAGATCTGGTATTGAGTCATTTGGTAGTAACTTAACCAATAATATTTGGTATTTCTATTGGCCAGTAAGGTACAATGGTGACCTTGCTAGTAAGAGATTTGATTATCATCTTGCTAGGGCAGGGATAAATAAACTCGATAACCCAGATTATCTACCACCATCTAGCGTATCATGAAACCATTTGGACTAGCAGGGCAAGGATGGTATGGAACACATGATATCCATACTCCATTAACGTTCAATACTCCTGGTGTGGCATATTCCGAGAATGTAAAGATCAACGGTAGATTTGCCCACAGGATCGGTGATATCTCCGAAGAGCACATTTTACCTATTCCACCATTCCCAGCACACCCAGAGACGATTATAGGCACTCCTGGTAGGGTTATGATCAATGGTAAACCTGCTGCGCCAGTGGGGGCACAGATTACAAATGGCAACGCTTGTCTGTTTTTACCGAGTTTCACGGTATTTTTCAGTTGAGTGTGGTATAATAACAAAGTCAATTATTTTTGAATTATGGCAAGAAGCAAAGTTGGTCTTAGTGGACAAAAAGTTATTGAGTCTCATCCCAAGAATACTCGTCAAGGATGTGGTAAGCATACAAAGTACGCTGCTACTAGTCGTAACAAAGCACGAAAGCCATACAGGGGTCAAGGTAAGTGAATTTAATCTGCAATCTTCCTGCTGAAAAAGTTTGGGTACGTAAAGAATATTTACGAGATCACCAAGATGGTCATGGGGAGTTTGTGGAAGGCGTCTGGGTATCAGCAAAGTCTATACCTGGACGCGCTTTTTATTTTGAAACATACTTACCTCAGTATGGGGCAATGTATGACAAACTTCCTATTAGCGCATTTCTAAGATTTCCCAAAACCCCAGTCATAGACATGAGTTTGGAGAATCTACAATTTTGGAATTGTATGGACTATGGTGTAGTTTGTATCAACAAAGGTTTTGTCTCATCTATGGACTGTGAAGTCTATACACGAGACCATGGTTTTGTTAAGGGTCAGTATTTGTTTACACTTGATAATTACCATGCAAATATTGACGTGATAGATAATAACGTCAGTGAAGTGCCACAAGAGCACAAATCACATAATTGTGTAGCTTTAGAGAATGGTCAGTTTGGATTGTATCCTAATAACAGGATGCGTTTGTATGATCTCTCTATTACACCAGAGACGCCACAGGTGCCCGATTTCAAGGTATCGACTATAGAATACCAAGTTGAGAACGGAACAGACTGGGGACGCCTTGGAGACACCGATGATTATTTCTGGCAAACACCTAAGGAGAAGAACGATGGGACTATTTCCAGTCGATAAATCTGAAGAGTTTATCGAAGAAGGAATGACACTGATCACGGAAACGGACAGTGATCGCCTTCTAGATGCCGCTGCGAAGCGTCGTAGATCAAAAATGAAGGAAGAACTATATCCACTACCAGAAGATCGCCTAGAACGCCCTTGTGGAGGAGCAGGTGGATTTGATGACTTTGTAGAGCGTTGGCACGAGTGAATAAATAGAAACAGCCTATTGCTGTGTCTAAATGCCGACCTTTCAGACATTCAAGGATTTGAGTGTTACTTTTAAGAAGCATCCTGTATCAGATGATCTGGTAACAGTGAAAGACAAGGCAGCTATCGTTCAGGCGATTACTGCCTTGCTTCTTACTAGGAAAGGAGAAAGACCATTTCAACCTCAGTTGGGGTGTGGTATTCAGAATGTATTGTTCGAACCATTAGATTATGGTAGTGCTGGTATTATCCGATCAGAGATCAGAGATGTACTGAATCGATACGAACCAAGAATTACTATTGACAGTATTCGTTGCACTCCAGATGACCTGAATAATGGATATGAAGTTGAGATGTCGTATACGATTGTAGGTAGAGACGACGCACCAGTAGCAGTAGAATTCTTTCTAGAGCGTACACGATAATGCCTTATACTCAGGTTGCCAATTTAGACTTTGAAGATATTAAGATTGCTCTGAAAGAATATCTCAGAGCACAGTCAGATTTTACTGACTATGACTTTGAAGGTAGTGCGTTATCGACGCTAATCGATACACTTGCCTATAACACCTACTATACGGCGTTTAACGCTAATATGGTAGTCAATGAACTATTCATCGATTCTGCCACCTTAAGGGACAATGTGGTAGCAATTGCGAAGCAGTTAGGATACAGACCCAAGAGCGCAACGTCTCCAACTGCCTACGTATCATTTAATGTAACATATAATACGCCAACCAGTGACACCGAACTCCTGCTGAAGAAAGGAACGGGGTTTATTGCTTCGTATGATAATAATATCTACCAATATGTGACTTTAGATGATGTAACAGCACAGGTATCAAATAATGTTGCTGTATTTGAAAATGTTGAAGTAAGAGAAGGTACACAACTAGTCAATACCTATACTGTCAATACATCACTTAAGTCGCAGCGTTTTATTCTTGATAACCAAGATATTGACACAAATACTATTAGAGTAAGAGTATTTCCAACAGGTGGATCTTTTAGCGAACCATGGTTAGTTGCAGACAATATCATTGGTATTAATGGTTCGTCTAAGATTTTCTTTTTAGAGGAAATTGAAGACGAAAGGTATGAATTACTCTTTGGTGATGGTGTTTTAGGTAAGGCACTGGAGAATGGTGCGAGGGTGGAAGTGTCTTACCTAACCACTTCTGGTCCAGAGAGCAACGGTGTGCGTACATTCGTCTTCTCTGGTGTCTTAGAGAACCCACAAGGTGTCTCTCCCAACTCTTTTGACGTATCCATTACATCAACGGTTGCTGCTGCTGGAGGCGAAGAAATTGAGAGTACAGAGAAGATCCGCTATACAGCACCAAAAGCATATGGCACACAAGATCGTGCCGTTACTGCTGATGATTACTCTGCTATCATTCGCAGAATATATCCTGCCACAAGCGACATCATTATATTTGGAGGAGAGGATCAAGACCCACCACAATACGGAAAAGTATTCATTGTACTGAAACCGAAAGATGCTGCTTATTTGACATCACTAACAAAGAGCAACATTGTAGCAGAATTACAAAAATACTCTGTTGCTTCTGTTGAACCAGAAATTATTGATCCATCTATTCTCTATATCGAATTAAACAGCAAAATTTACTACAATGGATCTTCTACTGATCAAACTCCATCACAGATTAGAGATAAAGTAATTGCTGGTGTACAAAATTACATTGATATTTCTGATATTGAGAAGTTCAACGGTAAGTTTAGACACAGTAAAATGGTTGGTGTTATTGATGATGCCGATCGTAGTATCAACTCAAATCTCACTAGTGTTACAATGAGAAAGGATTTTTATCCTCAACTCAATTCTACTTTCTATTATGAGATTTGTTTCCAGAACTCGTTTGATGAAGATTGTGATGGACCAACTCTCTCCACCACTGGATTTAGAGTCACTGAGTATCCTAACTTTGATGTATATCTAGAAGATAGGGATGGCAAAATTGTCCTATATAGACTAGATACTGCAACTGGCGAAAAGGTTGTCCTCAACAAAGAAGTTGGCGACATTGATTATGTAAAAGGTGAATTGAGAATGTACGATTTGACTATCATCAAGGGTACATATTTTGATAATCGCATCTCTGTTAGAGTAAAACCACTTTCGAATGATATCAAGGCACTCCGCGAGGTTTACCTTGACGTTGATGTAGCGAATTCAAGTTTCACCGCATATAAAGAGTAAGTAAATGGCTGCTGTTAAGACTAAGAGAATTTCAACTCTAATCGAGTCACAGCTTCCTGAATTCATTTCTACGGAGTACGAACTGTTTGCTAAGTTTGTACAAAAGTATTATGAATCTCAGGAAGTTCAGGGTGGTCCTTTAGACGTTCTTAGCAACTTACAAAAATATGCAGACATTGATTATTACGAGAAGAATCTTTTAAAGCAGAACGATGTTCTTGCTACTACAATTACTGACAGTGATACTACGATCAGTCTAGTAGATGCTTCTTCATTCCCCACAAAAAATGGGTATGTTAGAATTGGCAGTGAGATTATTTTCTATACTTCCAGAACTGATACAGATCTCCTAGAGTGTTCCAGGGGTGTTAGTGGAAACACAACTCTAGGAGATTTGTACTCCACTTCCGATTTCAATAGTACAGATGCTGCCGCACATCCTTCGGGAGAGAAAGTATATAATGTCAGTAACCTGTTCTTATATGCTTTAGTAAAGAACTTTGAATCTCAATATTTGGGATCTTTTCCAGAAAAGTATCTTAAAGGAGAAATTGACAAAAGAACTTTAATCAAAAATATTCAAAAGTTCTATAAAACAAAGGGAACTGATAGTTCTATTAAGTTTATCTTTACAACAATTGTTTCAAAGGATGATACTAATAGTCCAGAAGTTTACAAACCAAAAGATTTTACTTACAAAGCATCAAAGTCAGATTGGATTAATGTCTACGCTCTGAAAGTAAAAGTAATTTCTGGTGATCCAAAAAACTTAATTGGTCAACGTGTTACTCAACCAGAAACTAACGAATATGGTTTTGTTTCTGCAACTGTTGATAATGTTTATCCAGATGGGACTGCTGATGGAGAACAAATCTGGAATATTGTCTTAGCACCCGAAACCGTAACTGGAGAATTTGCTGTTTCGACAAAAACTCGTTTAGAAAAAACTCTATTACAAAATGATGGTGTTGGAAAGCGTGTAAATGCATTCTCAACGATCGGTTGGGGAAAGAGTGGTGAAATTTTGATCGGACAGGAAACAATCAAATTTGAAGAAAAGAATATCACTCAATTTGTCATTAAAAAAAGAGGAGACGTTACTTACACCCATAACGCTGGCAAACCTATTTACAAACCAGTTATCATCTCTGGTTCTGGAGTAAGTCTTCTCACCCTTGGCGTTGTATATAACTTCACAACTAGTTCTTCACAACCACATTCATATCCTGGTGATACGATTCAAGTATCAAATCCTGGTTTTGAGACATCTGACCCAAAAATTGTAAGAACTGGTACAAATCAACCAAGATGGATCTTAAGTAACAATTTACCAATTAACTCTCCCACTGTACCATCTGTACAGACTTCTTTGGGACAAACATCAACAGATGTGTCTGCTATTTTTGCGGACGATCAATATTATTATATCACATCTTCTGGTTTCCCATCATATAAAATTCTAGATGGGTCTGTA